GTCTGGAACAACTGCCCGCCGGTGAAGGCCCGCATCTCGGTCGACGACATGGATCGCTCGACGACGACGGACTTCGACCGCATGACGCTCTACTGTCGCGGCCTGTGGAATGAGTCCAATCTTCAGCGCTTGTCCCTGCGTTACACCATCGCCGACGAGTGCTGGATGGCACCGCCCGGACACTTGGCCGAACTGAGCGCGCGCGTGACTGCGTTCGGCTGGATGGGCAAACGCATCTTCATGAGCCAGGGCGGACGGGCAGGGCAGGAGTTCCATCAGCTGCACGAGTCCACCGATCAACGCGACTGGAACTTCCGTTGCCCCAAATGCGACACCCTTCAGCCCTACCTATGGGAACAGGTTCGATTCCCTGACGACGCCAAGCAGACCGGCTCTTGGGATTTGCAGAAGGTCAGCACCGGCACGACGTACGAATGCGCCTCATGCCAGGAGCGACTCCCCGACAACAACGCCACCCGCCTCGAGGCGAACCGACGCGGCGCCTTTGTGGCGACGGCATCGGCTGCCAACTCCGGGCATATCGGGCTCCACTGGAACAGCCTTGCGACCATGAGCTGGGGCGAGCTGGCCGTGATGATGATCAAGGCGAAGGAGGCGGCTGACATCTACGGAGACGAGGACGCGCGCCGCCAATTCAAGCAGAAGAGGCTCGCTCTCAGCTGGGCGGAAGAGGGCGGAGAGATCGTGAACATCGCCCAGGCCGCCAACTACAACATGACCGACGACTGGGACGGCGAGTCAGTCATCACCCCTAAGGGCAGGGTCGTTGACCGCGAGGGAGCGCCCGAAGGTTCCTTCCCTTTTCGCACGGCCGGCATCGACGTGCAGCGAGGTTTCTTTTATTGTGTGATCAGGCGCTGGAGTCGCACCGGGCATAGCCGCCTGAAGGCCTTCGCGAAGATTGACACCTGGAACGACCTCGAGGCCTTCGTGAAGAAACACCAAGTACATCAGGCCCTGGTCATGGTCGATGCCGGAGACCAGGCGCAAGACGTCTATCGGCAGACTGCGGCCCGTGGCTGGAAGTGTGCGAAGGGGTCTGGCAACGAAGATTTCAGCGTGACGGCCAAGGACGGGAAGACGACCCGCCGCTTCTATTCCGACAAGCAGACGATCATGGTGCCCGGGCTCCAGACGCGGGCCGTCCTGATCGTGTGGTCGAACCTCGCCGGCAAAGACCTCCTGCACGGACTACGGTCTCGGAAAGTATTCACCTACGCCTTGGACGCTGGTCAGGACTACGTCGACCAGATCAACGCCGAAGTCCGCGTGAAGGACAGGCGCACGGGGAAGCCCCAGTGGCTGCTCCCTCAGGGCAAGAAGGATAACCATGCTTTCGACTGCGAACTCCTCGGGCTCCTGGCGGCCGTCCGCTGGGGCATCGTCGGCAAGGAAAGCACCGAAACCGACTTGCCTTCCGCGTGAACCCGGGGACACTTCACCTAAGCGGCGGCGCCGATAGTTGCGGGAAGAAGAGCTCGTGGCGTGGATATGGGCGTCGCCGCCCCCTCCGTTGCCAATTACCGCAAGATTAAATGGCACAAGGTATCTTCATCGGCCTGACGGAATGCGAGCTTCTCGACCTCAAGGCGAAGGCCCTTTCGCTTATCATGGACGGAAAGACCCTCATGTCATACTCCGACTCCGGCTCTTCCGCGACGAAACAGTTCGCCCTGCCTCCGAAGGAGATGCTCAACGAAGCGATGTTTGCCCTGTCCCGTCTCGACCCACGCAAGTATGGTCGCCGTAACACGATGATCTACTCCCGCTGGGACAATCGTTACGAATAATCTATGGCCCCCCGCAAGAAAGACACGAAGCCCGCCAAGCCTTCCGCGAGGAAGAAGTCGACGACCGCGCCTCAGGCCGCGTCGAACGGGGCCACGTTCAACAACCAGTACAGTGGGAACCAGTGGGGTTCGACCGTCCAGACGTACGCCCGCCGGGTCATCTACGCTCCGCAGCCGGACGACATGCGCCGCGACCTCTCGCCCTGGGATCGCAACGAGATGGTCAAGAAGTGCCGGTGGGCCGAAAGGGAGTCCGCGCTGTTCCGCCAAATCCTTAACGACCTGTGTATTTATGTCGTGGGGGACGGTATCAAACCGCAGTCCCACGCCGAAGACCCTGAGACCGCTCGGCTTTACGAAGAGTACTTTGCCCGCGAGGCCAAGCGCATCGACGTCTCCGGCAAGTCTTTCTATCAGTGTCAAAGCATCCTGATCCGTGCGCTCATCCGCGACGGCGACGCTTTCGCCATCAAGGTCGTCAACGGAGACCGGGCTCAGATTCAAATCATCGAGGCCCACCGCGTTGGCGACCCTACTGACGCCGACACCCCTGCGGATTGCTGGGACGGCATCGGCTTCGGCAAGTATAACGAACCCATTTATTACTCTGTCTATCAGGCCGACGGCTCCTCCCGCAAGGTCGAGGCTCAGTCCGTCATGCATGTCATGGACATGGAGACGGCCTCGGGCTCCCGCGGCGTGCCGGTGCTCCAGTCCTCGCTCAACGGAGTCCAGGACGTGAAAGAGATTCTCGAGCTAGAACGTCGCGCCGTGAAGGATAACGGCGACGTGACCCGCGTCATCAAGAAGGGCGCCGGCTTCCTCGACGACGATGCGTCCTCAGAGATTTCGTCGAACCACAACAACGCCGAGATCATCGCCAGCCAGATGGGCGGCAAAGCCATCGTGCTCGAGTCCTCTGACTCCTTCGAGTCCTTCGAGAGCAAGCGCCCGAACAGCACGTTCGTCGGATTCCTCGCAGCCCTGGAGAAGGACATCTGCTCAATCCTGCCTTACGAGTTCGTCAAGGACGTGACCACAGCCGGCGGAGCCGGGGTTCGCCTGGTCACAGCCAAGGCCGCCCGAGTCTTCGGCAAGTATGCTAACGTGATGACCGAGTCTTTCTGCCAGCCGACTTGGGAGTACATCATCGCCGACGGTATCGCCAAGGGCGAGATTCCTGATGACCCCCGCTGGTGGGCGACCTCTTGGACTACCCCGAAGTCCGTCACCGTCGACGCTGGCCGCGAGTCCTCCAGTGATCGCGCCGACCTAGAGATGGGTCGCACATCCTTAAGCGAAGACTTTAGCCTGCGTGGACTAGACTTCCGCACCGAGGTCGCCCGACGCGCCGACGACATGGCTTACATCGTATCTGAAGCGCAGCGCGTTAACGTCCCGTTCTGGATGCTTTACAAGCCCGGGTTCAACTGGCTCCAGCAGGGTCAGGCCAGCAGTCAGCTGCCGACCGACGTCGCCGGAAACCTCGAAGTCCCGCCGCCCCCTAAGCCTCCCCAGCCTTAATTGATTATGACCCGCTTCCTTTCCCATGCACTCAAGGGCCGTGAGCCGATGCTCATCGACCCGTCCAAGGCCCAAGACTTCGCGGTCATGGCCGACAAGTTCGGCTTCTCCGACATGCTCGCCCAGATCTTCGGCGTGGCCCCTGCGCCGTACATCGTCGACGGCGTGGGCGTCATCCCGATTGCCGGCCCGATCGGCAAGGGCGTCTCGCCCCTGGAGCGAATGATGGGCGTCGCCGACGTTAACGAAATCTCTGCCACGCTCGACGCGATGGCTGCCGACCCTGCGGTCGAGAAGATTGCCTTCAACATCTCTTCCCCTGGCGGCACGGTCACCGGCGTCGAAGAACTGGCCAACAAGATCCGCGACCTCGGCAAGCCGACCATGGCTTACACTGACAGCGAGATGGCTTCGGCTGCTTACTGGCTCGGCTCTCAGGCCGACCGCGTCGTCGCCTCCCCCTCGGCTACCGTCGGCAGCGTGGGCGTCTACATGGCCATTCCTGACATGTCCAAACTCTACGAGGCCTCGGGCGTCCGCATGGTCGTCATCAAGTCCTCGGGCTCCCCTCTGAAGGGCGCCGGCATCGAGGGCACCTCCCTCTCCGACGAGCAGATGGCCGACCTTCAGGCCTCGGTCGACGGCATCCATGAAGACTTCAAGGCCGCCATCCGTGCCAAGCGCAAGATGGTCGCCGACTCCGCCCTCCGCGGTCAGGTCTTCTCTGGCAAGCAGGCCGCCGCCCAGGGCTTGGTCACTGGTCTGGCCGACTCCTTCTCCAAGGCCCTCGCCTCATTCTAATCTTATGCCCCGCATCTTCACCGACATCGACGACACGATCCTGAAAGACGGCCAGCCCGTCGAGCGCGTCATCGACTACATCGACGAGACCGCCGAAGAGGTGGTCGTCCTGACCAACCGCCCGGAGTCCGACCGCGAGAAGACCGTGGCCGACCTCGCCGCCACTGGTCTGGAGTATCAGGAACTGATCATGAACGACGGCTCCGAAGAGGCCCCGGCCTTCAAGGCCCGCGTCATCAAGGAACGCCTGGACAAGGGCGAGCGCGTCGACCTGTTCATCGACAACCGCGCCGACAGCCGCGAGGCCGTGGCCGCCCTGGGCGTCGAAGTCATGGCCCCCGAGGATGTCCCTGAAGTCGTCGAAGAGTCCGAAGAGGAAGTCGAAGAC